TTCTTCCTGAGCCTGCTTGAAGTTGCTGCGCCGCTCAGGGTTGTCGATGCAGAACTCGTACTCATGCCGGAAGATGCCTTTCTCCCGACCATAGGGCCGAATGAAGTTGATGTGCTTGCCGACAAGCTTGCGCACTGGCGTGCACAACAAGCTGGGGTGCTGGGTGATCAGGTGAATGTCCAGGCCTTGATGCCGGTGCGTTTCAAAGCGCGTGACTTTTTCCGGGCGCGCCCTGGTGCCATCGTTGCCGAACACCCGTTGCGCTTCGTCGATCACGATCACCGAGCCGTCAGGCAGGTTGTACCACTCCTCAGGCGTATCGAACTCGACCCACTTCGACTTGAGCCGGTCAAGTTTCATATCCGGGATGCCGTAGTAGTAGATCGTCCTGGGCGGCAGGTCCGGGTTGTCCGGGTCCTTGTGCAACCGCTTTGTCGGGTCGTCCGGGTCCGGCTGGTGTTCAATGTCGATTTCCCGAATCGCGTTCAGGGTCTTGCCAGCCCCTGGCAGGCCGGTGCGTAGATAGAGCATATCGGTCCCCTCCTCGCTTACTTCGGCCCGGTCCAGCGCATGCCGGACTTGCCGCCAGACTTGTCCATACCCCACAGCACGGCGCGGGCGATGTACGCGGAGAACAGGATGTTGATACACACGTCAACTTGCAGAAGCCCCAGGACCTGGAGCCACTGCGCAGGCACGCCGCCGAGACTGCTGAACACGTAGTCCTTGGCCTGATCCATCACCGCTTTGACGCCGACGAAGGCAACAGCGGTGAACCCCAAGCCGCGCAGCAGCTTCCAACCCAGCGGGATCAGCGACCAGCCGATGGCCCGCAGTAGTACCCCAATCAGTAACGGCATCAGTTCAACCCTCGCGCAATGATTTCAGCCGCGGCGCGCATGGCGAACGCGACAAGCAGATACCCGAACCACTGGAGGTACGTGCACAGATCGGACGACACGCTACTGAGCGAAACCGTCTGAGTGCTGCCGAACCAGGGGAACGAGAAGTCAGGAATGACCGGGCAGGCCTTTGAGAAACGCCCACTGGTATCGAGCAGTCGCGACAGGTCATGGGTGTTCTCACCGGTGGCCTTGATAGGCTCGTACTCAGGCCCGGAAAACTCGCCGGCCAGCGTGTTCTTCAGGTCCTGAATCTTCTTGTCATCGACCGTGCGAAACTCTTCATCCGCGCAGCGGGAGGCCTTTTCCTGGCGAACGATGGCGCACTGGATTGCGTCGCCGTTGCACTGAATCGCCACCTTGCAGTCACCGTCGCCGGAGATCGAGGAGCCACTGCCGCATTTGTTCGGGTCCTTGGCCGGATCGCACTGCCCGTCTCCCCCGCCATCACCACCGCCACCCGTGCCGCCGCCATCGCCATCACCGCCGCCAGTTCCACCGTTTCCGTCTCCTCCGCCGGTGCCGCCATCGCCGCCGCCCGTTCCGCCATCACCGCCACCGCCTGTACCGCCACCAGTCCCGCCACCATCGCCACCACCAGTTCCACCGCCATCACCACCAGGGTCGGTCGGGTCCGTGGGATCGGTAGGCGTCTTCACGCACGTGGTGCCTGACCAGCTGTAGCCCTTCGGGCAACCCGGATCGTTCGGGTCCGAAGGCGGGTCGGTCACTGGCGGCTGATTCGGTTCACTGAGCGAAGGGCCGGTGCCGCCCAGGTTGCCGGAATCTGCCGAGCAGTTCTGACCGTTGCTCTTGAGCGTGTAGTTGCAGAATCCCTCAGTTGTGGAGCCTGGAGTGCGATAACAAGATGTTGGCCGAGAACTATCAGCCTCATAAGCGCACCCATTCAAACAGCCAGAAGGTGGAGAACTAGGAACTGTGTTCTTTCCATTAATTACGATAATTGGATAGTTAGAGCTCCTGAACAAGTTAGGCACTCCAGATTCGCACTCGGGAGGCGGAGGCTTGCACAAGCCATCCTTTAGATCGAGAGACTGCCCTTCAGGACACCTATCGCCTTTCAAGATAACAGTCGTATTAAAAAGAACCCAATCACCAGAACGAACCACACAATAGAAAACCTTGCCCGCCTCACTTGGATTTGACGAAGGTTCCATAACAAAAACCCGCCCTGGATCGCGAGATATACCAGTGAAATAAAGATCGCAACCCGCCGAGGGCGAAGAAACTTTCTTATCAAAATGCCCCATGTACCAATAATAATATTCAGCCCTAGCGCCCTGAGCAAAGAATAACGATGGCAATAAGCACGCCATAAAAAGCGATATCTTCAGGGCTGATATACATTTCTTAATCCTCATTTATCCTTTCTCCGGGCAATAAAAAAGCCGGGGCGGAGTGACCGCCACCGGCTTGACTGAGGGTCGATTAGGTCCCTGCGCGCTGGGCTTTCTTGGCGGCGCCGATCAGGGCCACCAGGCCGAACATGGCACCGGTCACAGCCGCCGCCGCAGTCAGGCCGCCCGCGATATAGGCCAGGGCCTTGGTGGTGTCGATATCGCCCTCAGCGGCCATCGAGAGGCCGGACGTCATCAGCAACGAGCCGCCGATAACGGCTTCACGCTTGCCCAGGGAGAACAGTTGTTTCAGTTGTTTCATGGAACTTACTCCATTAGTGTGGAATTGAGGTGCGCATCTTCTTAAACACCCAGACCGCGACAAACAACGTCAACAGCCCGCCGGTGATTTGAGCCTTCTGCGCAATTGTCATTGCAGGAGTCAAAAACTCCCGCATTTCCTGGACCGTAAAAGTCTTCATTTGACCCTGGCAGATAGTTGAACCATCTTCCCTGGCCAGCCAAACACCGTCACAGCCCAAAAAATTCATGCTTATCCCCTACCCGTCCTTTTTCGCCGAAAAAGGTCGGGACCCTTAAGCGGCTTTCTCCTGGGCGGCTTGAAGTTTCAACGGCATGCCATCGCCCGACAGCCAATAATCGAATCCGGCGTTACCGGACTTACTCGCCCAGGCCTGGATAAATACCGGGACGGACACAGTTTTGCCCTTCTCCATCTTCCAGACATTATTGAGCCCGCCATCCATATGTCGCTTCGAAATACGGACCTGGACAACCTTGGTTTCCGGCATGCCGAACTTATTGGTTTGCTCAACCTGGACGAGCACCGAGTGTTCAACAATCTGCGAAGGACCGTTGGCGGTATTGACGTTACGAGTATCGGAGTAATAGCCCTGGCACAGGCCGATGAGAGCGAGCATATGATTTACCTCAGGGGTTCAACTTGTGGGCTTGTGCCCGGTTCACGAAATGCCCATGCGGGCGGCGTCACGCTCCGGCAACGCCGGAACGTCTTGAAGTCTCGGTTGATACGCTGCCGGCGAACTGCCTCGGCGGCCTGTTCATGGACGACTCTGCGCATGACCAGGTCCAGGACCTGGCGCACCAGGCGCTCATCATCGAGCACGCGGGAAATGTCCTGTTCCAGGTCCCAGCGGAGCGACTGGTGGGCCACCTTATCCATCGCTGCGCGCCCACACGCCCAGGGCGTGGATGACGGTGGCCGCAAAGGCCAACAGAGCCAGAGTTTCCAGGGTGGCTACCAGCATCAAGCGGCCTCCACGGTCGGCTCGACGTACCAGTCGGGGCGCTGGGCGCTGAAATCGACCTGGACGAACCGCAGCAGCGGTACGACGTTGTTCGCCCGGTCCGCTTCGTGGAGCTTCTGCAGGGCGGCTTTCGACAGGCCGGCCTCGCAGATTTCCTTGATATGCCGGTAGAACGTCGGGCGAGACATGGAGTCCATCGTTTCCTGCCACCCGTAGTCCTTGAGGCTGCGGTACGTCCGAAACAGGTTTCGAGCGTGGCTATCGTTGGGCTTGCCCTTACGGTCGTACTTCAGGTGTCGCTCAGTCAGTGCGGCCAGCACTTTTTCATCATCAATCACACGCATCTGGATACCCTCAAAGGCCGCGAAAAGGTCCGCTGTAACCGCTTGCCAGCACTCCTGAATCAGGCAGCGCCCCTCTTCTTGGAGCCGCTGCTGGTAGGCGATCAGATCAACAAGCCGAGACGGGATGCCCCGGCGTTCCAGCCACCGGTGCATTACCGTGGCCTCCATGCGGAGCAGGTAGCGCACCCACTCCTGCAACCGTGGGTCAGACATGACCCGAGCAGACCGAGCAGCCGACAGATCGGCCCGCCCTGCCCGCTTCAATTCGTCCAACTGGGCCTGAAACTCGGTGTGCTTGAGATACGCCTTCAGGCGCTTTAGGCGGGATTCTTTCGCGCCCCAGTACGCGGACGTCTGGTAGTTGTCGCCGCGACTCTTGGTGTGGCCGTTGCTGACGTTGGTCAGCGCCTGGATGACCTGGAGCGCCGTGCGTTCGTCCGGCAGCCGGCTGGAATACGTGCAGTCCAAGGTGTAGACCTGCGTCGCTGACACATCGAGCTTCGCGAAGAGGTCCGGGTAGCTTCCGGCTAGCCACTTGAACATCACCTCGGCCCCCTTCTGGATGCAGGTTGGGCCAAACACGTTGTGCCCCTGGAGCAACTTCGCCGGGCTGGCCTTCAGCTCTACACCGGGCATCAGGCGCTTACCCAAGGACTGGTGAAACACCTTGAACGCCAAAGGCGTGAAGCCCGTACTCAGTGACTCCCAGGTGTGCCGCAAGTAATCCGCCTGTAGCTCTCCGCCCTCCCCTCGGCTGATCTGCCCTTGGAGCGGCACGCCCAGGCTTTCCAGATCCACGACGTGCACCGGATCCGCACGCCCTTCCACCCCGAGCAGTTCGATGTGCTCGAGGCGGAACGGAACGAAGAGGTGCAACTTGTCGAGCATTGAAGAAATCCCTGTCAATATCGGCATGCCGATACTTATTGGACGGGATCATAAGACTTGCCGCTACCGACAATCAACAACTTTTGTACCGCTATTCCGGTACTGTATGGAACAACAGTGCATAGGATCGAGTCATGAGCACCACCAACCAGGAACGAGCCATGACCATTGCCCTCAACCTGAAGCGTTTCAGGGAAGCGAAGAAGCTCACCCAGCGGGAAGTGTGGGAAGCCGCAGGTATCAGCAAGTCCAGCTACACCTCATACGAAGCCGGCCGCTCAGACCCTACAGGCGAGATCATCGTGCGCCTTGCAAAAGCGCTTGGGGTGAGCACGGACGAGTTGCTGCTTACCGAGCAAGAAAGGACGGTATCCGAAGACCTGGCGCCTATCCTGCGCCGCTTTGACGCCTTACCGCCGGATATCAGGAACCAGGCACGCATTGCCTTGAAAGGCGTTCTCTTCGGTTACGAGCAGGAAGCACTTCGATAACTCGAAAAGTCTCACCATGAGACAAAAGTCCACCATTAGAGTAGGTGGACCCGGCTGCGCCGGGATCGCTCCCGGCCACCCCTCCGCAACACCCACCCATCAACACCAAGGGACGCTGTCCCTTGTCATCCCTGCCCTTCGCCAGGGGGTCAGAGGGCAGGGGGAGAAAAGCTTCCCCCTACCCTATGACCGGAGGCTGTTAGGGGGTGCAACGTCAAGTGTTCGCTTCGCCCGGCGCTCCGTTCGACGCGACAAGTCGCGACGAGCCGGTGCGGCGGCACCTGACTGAGACAGATCGGAGGGGGCTGCTAGCAGAAAGCGAGATCCAGGACGGATCCTGCAGGAAAATTTGCTAGCACTTTTCGACCTGGTGCAGCAGCTGCAGAACGAAAACTGCTAGCGGCGACGATACCCAGGCCGCAGCGGGTTGTCGGACACCAGCATATCGCGTTGCCCGGCAATCTCAGCCAGTTGCACAGCGGCGGCATGGGCATCAGCAAGCACGCCCTGGAACACACCGAGGGTCTCGCGCAGCGACCGAATCTCCTCTTCCATCGCCTCGATCCGATCACGCTGACGGATCATAAGCTCGATGCCGGCAATGAACGCCTGACTACCAGTACCCTTGCCGGTTGCAAGCTTGGCCTGGCGCACCAGGTCTTCGGGAACGTCGCGAATGGTCAGCAGCATGGCTTTCTCCCTGCTAGCAAAATTGATCCTGGAGCGAATGCACCAGGTCAAGAAATGCTAGCAGTTCAATCGAGACGATTGCTAGCAATTTTCGTCCTGGTGCTCGCGATCGAGGATCCAAAACGCTAGCAAACGGGGTCGCCTCGCATAATGGGGATTACGTGTAAATCCAGCGCCTGGGCTGCGCATTATCCAGGCGCTGGACTCGCCCCTTGGGCGGCTTCGCTAACGTAATCCCATCGTCATTATGCGAA